ATTATCTCAACTGAATTCAAATCCCAGTCTAGCTTATTAGCTTCTTCACAAATAAGTTTTTTATTTCCTATTAAAATGGGCTTGATCAATCGATATTCTACTGCTTGTTTAGTAGATTCCATCGTAGATTTATGATGAGCGCACACAACAGCAGCTGTCATTGGAGCTATTGATTGTGCTAATGAAATTAAATTATTTGGGATATTAACATTGCCTGCATTATTCATATTCGGGAAATTACTATTTATACTAGGGGACTAATTTTTCCTATGATATTTCTGTTTTATGATGAATTCTTCTTGGAATTAGCTTTTTTTCTCCTATAGTAAATATGAGAAGTATTATAAAGATTTAATTTAATGGATTTAGAAAACGTAATCTATAAACTTCAAAGAAATTTAGATAAAAGAATACACCAATTAGCAATCTCGGTAACGTCCGGAGGGGTTGACAGTATGGAAACATACAAGTATATAATAGGACAAATAAATGCCTTAGAGGCAACTAAACAGGAAATCTCTAACCTGCTTAATCAGAAGGAGCAAAATGAAGGAACAGTCGTCGACATCAACACAAAAAATACACTTACCAAATAAAGATTTAGTTGGTTTAAAGAGATCAGAAGAACAAAAAGAAGTTACAACAGTAAAAACAAAATTACCCAAACCTACTGGTTGGAGAATGCTAGTTTTACCATTTAGAATGGATGAAAAAACTAAAGGCGGAATCTTACTAGGAGGCGAAACTATAGACCGACAACAAGTTGCATCGCAATGCGGAAGTGTACTTGCAATGGGAGATGCTTGTTATAGGGATAAAGAGAGATATCCAAACGGTCCGTGGTGCGCGGTTGGTGATTGGGTGGTCTTTGCACGTTATGCAGGATCACGAATAGAAATTGAAGGTGGAGAAGTTCGTCTTTTAAACGAAGATGAAATTTTAGCAACCGTACAGGATCCAACAGATATCCTGCACAAATATTAACATAGGAAGGAACTATGCCAGAGGAAAATAAAATAAAACAAGAAAAACCAAAAGTAGATTTAGATACTTCAGGACCTGAAGTTGATGTAACTTTACCAGAGGAAGTAAAAGAAGAAGAAGTAGTAGAAACCAAGGAACAGGAAACAGTAAAAGAAGTTGTAGAAGAAGTAAAAGAAGAACCAGTTAAAGAAGATGATTCTAAGTTAGAGGAATACAGTAAAGGTGTTCAATCACGTATTGCTAAACTCACAAGAAAAATGAGAGAAGCAGAACGTAGAGAAGGCGCTGCTGTTGAATATGCTCAAGCTTTAGAATATCAAAGAAAACAAGATCAGTCTCAATTTAAAAAAATGGATACTGATTATTGGTCTAGATTTGAGAAAAATGTAAAAACAGGAATGGAGTCTGCTCAAAAAGAATTAGCAGGCGCTATTGAATCTGGAGATGCAGCAGCTCAAGTTGAAGCTAATAAACGGATTGCAACATTAGCCTTTGATAATGCTAAATTAGAGCAAGCCAAAGCAAATAAACCAGTTGCACAGGAACCTGTACAACTATCAGACGGTGGAAGATTACCACAGCAAACTCCGCAAAGTTTACCGGAACCTGATCCTCAAGCAGAAGCTTGGGCTAGTAAAAACACATGGTTTGGCAAAGATCGAGCCATGACCTTTACTGCCTTTGAAATTCACAAGGATCTTGTAAATGAGGGATTCGACCCTAAATCGGATGACTATTATTCTGAAGTTAATAAAAGAATAAAAGTTGACTTCCCACATAAATTTGCTATAGGTGGTGAAGTAGAGCAAACGTCCAAGACCAATCAGTTGGTTGCTTCAGCTCAGAGAAGCGTAAGACCTGGACGCACAACTGTGAGACTCACATCTTCACAGGTAGCAATAGCTAAAAAATTAGGTGTGCCACTCGAAGAGTATGCAAAACAAATAAAACTCACGGAAGGAGCATAAGCATATGAAAAAAGAAACAAAAGAAACTTCTCGTGCGAGCCAAACACGGTCAAATACTGAAAGACCAAAAGTGTGGGCTCCTCCATCTTCTCTAGATGCACCCCCTGCACCTGATGGATTCAGGCACAGATGGATACGGGCAGAGAGTTTAGGATTTCAAGATTCTAAAAATATCTCTGGAAGATTAAGATCCGGTTATGAATTGGTGAGAGCCGATGCATATAAAGATACTGATTATCCTGTAGTCACTGAAGGAAAATACAAGGGGATTATCGGGGTTGGTGGCCTTGTACTCGCAAGGGTACCCGAAGAAATTGCGAAGTCTCGTACTGAATATTTTGCTAAACAAGCAGAAGGTCAGAACGAAGCGGTTGAAAACGATTTAATGAGGGAAGAGCATAAGAGTATGCCTATCAATGTTGACAGGCAGTCTCGCGTAACCTTCGGTGGTACAAAGAAATAATATTTCTTAAACTATCGATTTAAATCAACCCGTTTACATTTATGTAAACACTAAGGAGTAAAAACATGGCTAATAGAAACAGCGCCGGTTTTGGGTTCAGACCAAGTGGAACGTTAGGTAATTTACCTGCGACTCAAGGTTTATCTCAGTACTGGATTGCTTCCGCAGCAACAGTTGATCTTTTTAACGGCATGGCGATGAAATCGTCAGCTGGTTATATGATTACTGGTGAAAGTGCAACTACCGTTACGACGATGGGTGTATTGTTCGGAATCTACTATACAGCATCAACTACTAAGAAGCCTACATGGGCACATTGGTACGATGCAACAATTACTCCAGCAAACAGTGAAGACACACAAGCGTTTGTTAATGATTATCCTTTCCAGAAGTATACTATAGCTTCAGATGATGCAGTGGCAGCTAATGTTCCTGCAGCTCACGTGAAGTTCATGGAAACTTTTTCCGTGACTGCTAATACAGGCGGAAGCACTTCAACAGGTAAATCAACAACAACTCTTGACATCGCGGCAACAAATAACACAACACACTCTTGGAGATTATTAAGAAGTGCTGAGGAAGTTGAAAACAACGACCTTACAGCAGCTTATTGTTCATTAGAAGTTGTTTCTAACTTGTCCGAATTTGTCGGAACTGGAACATAGGAGCATAATAACATGGCAATATCACGAGCACAGCTAGTGAAAGAACTAGAACCAGGTTTGAATGCACTATTCGGCCTGGAGTACAAACAGTATGAAAATCAGCACGCTGAAATTTATACAACAGAATCATCAGACAGAGCTTTTGAAGAAGAAGTAATGTTAAGTGGTTTTGCAAACGCAAACGTTAAAGTGGAAGGATCTGGTATTTCTTACGATGAAGCACAAGAAACTTACACTGCACGTTACACACACGACACTATTGCTTTAGCATTCTCAATAACTGAAGAAGCTATTGAAGACAATTTGTATGACAGACTTGCGTCTAGATATACAAAAGCTTTAGCAAGATCTATGTCTAATGCGAAACAAGTAAAAGCAGTAACACCTTTGATTCAAGGTCTTCCTTCAACGGATAATTTTGATTCTGGTGATGCTGTATCTTTGTTCACAACTAACCACCCAACGGTTAGTGGAACAGTGGTTAAAAATACTTTAACAACGCAAGCAGACTTAAACGAAACATCATTAGAGCAAGCATTGATTGACATTGCTGGCATGACGGATGAACGTGGAATTAGAGTCGCAGCAAGAGGAATGAAAATGGTCATTCCTTCAGCTAATCAGTTCAATGCTGAGAGATTGATGAAATCTCCGGGCAGAACTGGAACAGCAGATAATGATATCAACGCTGTAGCATCAATGGGAATGGTTCCTCAAGGTTATAGAGTGAACAATTTCTTAACTGATACAGACAGTTGGTACATCATTACTGATGTCCCTAACGGTATGAAAATGTTCCAAAGAGCAGCTTTAAAAACTGCTATGGAAGGTGATTTCGATACTGGCAACGTTAGATACAAAGCTAGAGAAAGATACTCGTTTGGAGTATCCGACTATAGAGGTATCTTCGGTGTTGAAGGTGCGTAATAACTAATTAATGAGGCGGCCTTAAAACCGCCTCATTTTAACAATAGAAAGCTAAAATGAAAAAATTCCTCATAAATATTTGGGCATATGATTATCACGCTAAATTTGAAGTTTTAGCGGAAGATAATGCCCTTTCCATTGAACAATCAATCCTTGACAAGCTGGGAGAAAAGAGTATTAAATGGGAATCATTGGGAATGTTTAAAGACAGTCTCAAAAGAATAACCTATGAGGAGGTTATAGATGACACAAGAACTATACAATACAAAGAGGTCCTTGGAGTTAGATTGGCAACAGGAGCACCTGAAGGAAGGTAAGTATACCTTGAATATGGGGTATATTGACAAAAAAATTCAGGAGATTGTTAAAGAAATCATTGCCAAAGAGTTTGAAGAATCTACTCGCATTAATAAAGTAGATGAATCCAAGGCTCAAGTTTCGATAGCCACTTAAGCGCTATCAAAAATCAATTTTTTTCCTAGGGATCCCTTGCACTTAATCAAAAAATAACATATAAATTTGCCACTATACAAATTTTAAAAAAATTAAATGTAGACGCGTATAGTCGACATCCCCTAGGGACTACATTTATTATATTCTAGGAGGAATATTATGGCAAACACAACTTTTTCGGGACCCGTAAGATCGGAGAACGGATTTAAAAATATAAGTAAAACTGCATCAACAGGTGTAGTGCATGATAGAACTTACGGTACGCCTGCAAAGGATGCACGAAGATTTTATTTAGAAGAAAACTTCCTGCAAAGACCTGGTCTAAATGCAAATATTGACCAAGTATCTACAGTTGAAGTTCAAAGAGCTTTAAATAGAAACTGGGAAGCATTAGGAACTAACATGACTACTGCTCTATGTACATTTGCGACAACTGGCGCTGGAGTTTTAGTAACAACAGCAACAGCTGATGAAGACCAAGGTATTTTGTTACCACATTTAGATACTGCGGCGACAGCATGGGCAGGAACTTTATGGGGAACAGAAAACTCAGTACATTTTGAAACATCACTACAGATACCTGCACTTGATAATCAAAAAGTTTGGACTGGTCTAAAGTTAACTAATGATCAATTAGTTGCTACGGACGCTAACCAAATGTTCTTTAAATATCAAACAGATGCTACAAACAGTGAAGCCTTTAGTGATTTCGCTAAATGGCATTTTGTTCATAGTATTGGTGGCACTGATTATATTAGTGTATTACCAATTACTGTTGCAACAAATACACCCTATCATTTCAAAATTGTAATAGATAGCAATAGAAAAGCTACTATTTTTGTAAATGGTATTCAGTATAATATTACAAGTACTTCTGGTTCTACTGGTGGTACAGCGGTAACAGCGGTGCAACCAGGTACAGCGGCTGTTAAATCTGCGGCTTTAACCGATGATATTGATTTCATTCCTTATAATGGAATTGAAGCTGGAGCAGGTGCTGCTGAAGCACTTGGTACTCATTTCATTGCAATGAGCAGACTGATCTACGAGTAAAATAAACTTTAATGGAGCGGGGACGAAAGTCCCCTCTCTCCAATAGGAGGAAAAATGGCAGACGCAGTAACGAGTCAAACATTATCTGATGGCGATAATATCGCTGTCGTAAAATTCACAAACATATCGGATGGTTCTGGGGAAGCTTCAGTAGCAAAAGTTGATGTTTCAGCTTTAGCGGCTAACTCAGCAGGAGCAACTCCCGCACTTGCCACTATTGAACAAGTTTGGTATGATATTGGCGGCATGCGCGTAGCTTTGGAATGGAATGCGACAACAAATGTTGTAGCAGCAGTTGTAGGCGGAAGCGCAGCAGCAGGAAATGTTTCAGGTCACATGGACTTTAGATCATTTGGTGGTATTAAAAATACATTAGCATCTGGATATGATGGTGATATTGATTTAACAACAAGTGGTCATACTAATTTAGATCATTATACTGTTGTATTACAGCTAAGAAAATCATATTAATAAATGATATCGAGAGTTTCGATATCTAAACAAATATCAAAAGGAGGCAGTATGCCACAGGGACCGGGAACATATGGGAGTAAAGTTGGAAGACCCCCAAAGAAAAAACTTTATAAAGAAGGTGGTT